GATGAAGCATCAAACGGATAAGGCTGTACGAGTCCAGACTCAAACGAGAACGATGGACTAGTCGCAAAGTTCAATGCAGGAATATATTCAATGATAGGCTTACTTACAATATCAGTTGATACAATCGATGCATCAAGCCCATCTAGATAAGCCGCTAGGCGTGATTGTCGTAATGTCTTATTAAAGTCATTTAGATTCTGATTGTTATAGTTAAGTATACCAGCATTCACTTCGCTCTGTATCTGAGCCGCACTCTTATCTGTTAAGTTAGGATCGTACACAACTTGTACAACTTGATTCACATACAAGAACTTCGCTACAACAAACACTGGTTCAATTGTTAATGGAGTCTTATCTCGCAGATACGCTCGAAAGTTTGCAATCTCGTAATCAGCCGCACCTTCACCACCTGTTACATCAACAGAGATGATGACCTTTCCAAATTGTGGGGGTGTCGTCTCATCTCCACCATATACGCTAATCGCTTGAATGTTAGGAAATCTAGCACGAAGCAGAGTTTCATAGTCTCGTTTCGTGACTGCTCTTTCTTGAACCTGTAAAGCCTTTGGAGCAAAAGTTCGAATCGACTCAATATCTTCCGCCAAAGAGCCGCCATTTGTCGCACTTGTCATCGTGATTGTGATCGAAGAGGATCCGCCAAAGTTTCCTATCGTTAAGGAAGTCACTCCGTTTGCTGTAGGTCCTACAGTCACTCTATAGGATGCAATGATTGAATCAGTGATCGTAGGTTGTACACCAAACTTATCAGCACCAAACTGTACAGAGTACTTACCATCATTCTCGGGTTGTAGGTAGAATACTTTATCTGTAGCATCTATACCAAAGATATCAGACTTATACACATATGTCTCACCATTGACCTTGAGTGTAAGGCTTCGTGTGTCGATTGTAGCATTTGATAGTATTGTATCTACAGATGATAGAGTCTCGGTAATCATACGACCCTCAAATACATCAACACCGTCTACGGTATATACAGTATCGTTATTTGCTGATCGTGTAGCAACTACTGCTTTATCTGTAATGAAGTTATATGTCTTATTACCACAGCGACCAATCAATGAAGTATTCGCAGGTATATTGAAGTAGTTACTATTCAGATTAGGTGCTACTATTCTAAATGATACCTTTGATGATGCACTCCGAGCAGATGTAGGTAGATAGTTGAGTTCTTTTGCATGAGAGATCACAGAGTTACGCTGAGAAGCACTATCAAGGAACATCTCTGAGATGGCCATATTATAGTAATAGCTATTATAGTATGTGTTATATGACAGCACATCTAACAATACATTCATGTTAGATCCTTCGTAGTCATAGTCTTTAAACTTCTCTTGATTCTTTAGAAAGGTCTTGAGTGCTTCCTTAGTCTCATTAAAGTCCATATTTGTGATTGGTGACAAGTCTGCCATTTTATCTTACCCTATTTAAATCGATTGTAAGTGAAGATGTAGTAGTGGTATTTATGACACTAAACACAATCTTTACTCTAAGTTCATTTGTTTCTGTATTCGCCTGTACTTCTACAGAGCGTAGATTACAGCGTGGTTCATATGTTCGTATTGTAGACTTAATGTTCTGTTCTAATATCAACATCGTGCTTTGATCAATATTCTCGAATAGACTACCTCGTATATCACACCCTATATTAGGTTGCATGAGTCTTTCACCACGATCAGTGAGTATTAGGTTGCGTATACTTTCTTTCACAGCATTCTCATTAATCACACGAGAAGTATCCTTACGCCCAGGTATCTGCTCTAGATTTCTTGTGAAATCAGAGAAGAACTCTTGTGATCGTGTGCGTGGTGTTAATGCCATTTATGATACCTTTTATAGTGTATTTATACTAATTATCGGGACGAAGAAGGCTAAATGATTCTTCTACTTGACTTGGGATATCGAATATGCTATTATTATCTACAAAGCTAAATGTACCATCATTGTTCTCTTCTTGCTTATGTGTAGACTTATCAAGGATATTGAAATCGTCATCTTGCTTCATTCTCTTTCTATAACCATCTTTTCTGTGTGTAGTCATCATGGCTTGGAGCTGAAGTAGTTCAGTTCCTGGTGAGAACCTATCTTCTTGACGCCAGCGAATATCCTTCTGATCTGCTACATATCCTTCTCTATTACCTACATGAAGCTTTAGATATCTTCTTCCTACACCAATACCAGTAAAGCCCGCTCTCGAGGCTGCAATGATTGTCTTCATACGATTATCTTCAGTCACATCTAACTGGACACTAAAGCCCGAAAACTTATGATGATATCCCGCTGTACCCTGCTTTGTAATCTTACCGTATGTATTCGCATCACCTCTACTTGAGGTCGCTACTCTACCTTGCCGTAATACATACTTATCACCAGTCTGATTTGATATACGCAATAACTTAGCAAGTACACTATTACTCAAGTCTTGCCATTGATTACCATCAATGACTTTATCACTCCATGTAATCAATCGCCCTGGTCCTAAGCCAGATTCACTCATACCATTAATTGCTTTTGTCTCGTCAGCAGTAATATATGGTGATGTCACATAGTCTACATTCGTAGGTATCGAAAGTAGACCAGTACTTGGATCTATATAACCCAACTCACCTGGTTGTCGATACTTGACTACATCTCTTTGTTTAATACCACGACTAGTCTGGTATGACTCTTGTTCTACATACCTATTTGGACTATTATCAAGTGCTAGTTCATTAATCTTCGCTTCGACTTCTTGTTTCACTTCTTCAGCAACTTCTTTCTGAACACGAATCGCACCGTTATCTTCTGCTTTCTTCTGTTCGATCTTATCTTGTGTGTCAAGTATTTGCTTTTCTTTCTTGACAACTTGTGCAACTTCTGCTATCTCATCAGCAGGTCCAAATAGTATGGCCATGATAGTCTCTGTGAAGTTACATATCTTGTGCATGATTAACTGAATATTCATTAATGTAGGTCTTTCAAATGCGGCTACCATCTCTGCAATGAATGCTTCTACATTATCTTTTATTCGTTGTACTGTTTCACTAGAGAAGAAGTCTTCTATCTCTTGCTTCATCTTTGTTACCATACCTAATATCTTTTCACCAGGGTTACCTACAATCTCAGTAATCTCTTCAATTGCACTATCTATTGCTTTACGCACCTTCTCTTCGACTTTCTCTATAATCTTATTAATGGTCTTAATCAACGATTCTTTTAACGCCTCAACCTTCAACTTCTGTGCTAGAGCAATCGCAGCCTTCTTGGGATCTAAGTCATTGAGATTTAAACCATTTAATTTGGCTATAGTGGCATCAAGAAGTGTGAAAGCACTGAGTAGTTCTGCTAGGGTATTACCAAACGCACCACATAACCCTTCATTGATTGTTTTACCTAGATTTGTTTCATAGTGAAAGTCTAAGTCAGATAATGTCTGATTAATCACCTGATCAGTACCTATAGCACCGTCATACTTGTTAATTGATGTCAGTATATCAACTGTATTGACATTATTGGTTAACACATAGTCAGCAATCTCTGTATAGGTAAGAGGAAACTGATCATAACGATTTTGTAGTGTAGAATACTCAGATAAGTTCTCTACATCAAGCAAAGCGTTTAACTTGTCTGTAATCTCGACAACTGTGGCTCTATCTACCTGGTCCAATGGATCCGGCTGTGCAATCAGAGCAGAGAAGTCAATAGTGCCGACAGGTGCAGTCAGAGCAGAACTTTGCCCTGATATCGGTGTAGTATTTGTGCATTCTATCGACATTTATGTTACCTTTTTGTTGACAAGCAGGTTTATATGTGTTATAATGAAAGATTCACCTAGATATTTATTCGTCATCATCTGATCTCATAATATTCGTTATCGCATGCCACCATCTCTTCGTCTTAGCAGGTATTTCTGGGGCGGGGGCGTTCTTGATCTCCTGAGGCTTGACAACTTTCGCAAGTTCTGTTACACTTATGTTTGGCACATTTGAACTAGCTACATGACCTGGTGCTACAAACGTAGCAAGAGATGTTGCAAGACTGCCAGCTGTTGATGTGGCCGTAGCGGCTGCTGTGCCACTACCAATCAGAACAGAGGCTGCGGGTACTACTGAGTCAAGTGATACAGCAAGTGTAGCACCTATACCTAATGTACCTATAGCATATAGATTCATGGCTGCACCTGCTGATAGTCCTAATGTACCCACTGAAGATATACCCATATTCGTGAGACACGTTAGATTCATTGCTGTGTTTGATTGAAGCTTCAAGCCTGTCGAACTACTAATATCAATACCATTCATACCTACATCAGGAAACGGTAGAAGCTGTGCTGATATCGCTGGAGTACCTGTGCTGTGTATCTTCGTGTACGCAATACTGTACATATTCGTCTTATATGAGTCAACATGGAAGTCACCACCATCTCCAGCTGGATTACCTGGCATGAGACACTTCCAATACATACCACCAAGTGTAGCAAGACCTTTAATGTTTGTGTTCGCAACTAGATTGATATCATCAGCAGTCGCAAATACCCCGACACCCCCACCAGATACGTTTACTTTTACACCAGCATCTAGGTTAATGTTTCTTGCAGCCCGTACATTAAAGTCTGTACATTCGATATCTAATCGGCCATTGACTTGTATCTTGCCGCTCTTGCCAATCTTTAATGTATAGTCTTCATCGATTGTACTATGAGAAGAACCTCTCACATAGGTTGACTCAATACCCTGAGTTGTGTTATACTTGTCAGCAAATGCTTTCACAAAGATAGTACCATTCGCATCAATCTGGAATACGGAGCCAGAGGAGTGGGAGATGAGAAAATAATCACTTGCTTCTCCATCCATACCTGATCCTAGTACAATGAAGTTATCTCCATCTGCGGATGCTATGACTCTATTCTTATAGTTGTTCTCGGGCATCATGATTGGTGGCTCGTCAAACGTCTCACCATTCGCTTGAGGAATATTCGTATTCGCTAGTACTCGTTGTGCAAGAGTCTGACCCTGACTGGCTCCTTCACCACCTTGATATCGATGTAGATCAGGCTTACCAAATTGATTCACGCTCTCTGGTGGTAGATAACCATCTTCGCCAGGCTCACCACTTCCATAAGGCATTTGTAGATGCTGACCAGGGAGTCTTCCCATAATCATTGGTTGCTGTGCTTCTCTTCCGTCTACAAAGAAACCAAATACCCATTCACCTACATTAGGAATCACAGGCGATACACCATACGATCCATCTAATACAGTCGCCCATGGTAAATGCTCTGTAGGAACACTATCTTCATCACCCTCACTCGCACGTGGCGGATGAATACCAAACGCTCTTACACGAACTCTACCTGCATTCGACAGGTCATTGTTATCTTCAACAACACCCGCAAAGTACAACATATTATTAAATCCACTCATTCTTTATCCTTATAATTCAAATAGATCGTATACATCAATGACATTCCCAATAGGCCTAATATCATAAACTCTTCGTATGTCATGATGCTAAACCACCCTTGGTAATCGTAAGAGACTGCTTATAGATATCTCCCTTAAAGCTATGAGAGATTCCCATAACAAAATACTTACCACTTCGCTCGCTATCAGTCTCTCTCGTACCTGATAATGTATTACTAAACTTATATAGGTCAAGATTAATCACCATCCCAGGATATATTTCGTGTTGGCCATTGATATCAATCGTAAAAGAGTTCAGATTCATATGATAATCCACAGCAGGCTTCGTTGTATAGTTCTCGTAGTAATGCTGATAAGGCTTATCCTGCTCGCCTCTGTTCTGGCCTATCTGAGCAAAGTCAGTAATCAGTGTCGTGCTAGGTGCCAATGCGGAAGGCATATAGGAATCTACAAACTCCTGGGAGTGCGTTAGCTTTAAATCGCTAGGCGCCTTGTAGTCCTTGTATTCGCTTGTGTAATCATACTGGCGTGAGATACGGGTCCTGTTGGCGATATCGAGTTCAGTTACGTTTCTCCTATACGCACCATCCTTCATTTCAGCGAAACTATCGGCCTTCTTCCCATAGGTGATATCATTCACCGCTTGTTGGGCTTTCAGCTGGCCTGGACCTGTGTTATCATTTAACACGCTGTAATTAAAAAATAAGCGATTCCTTTTCTCTATGGTTTTACCCTTAAACTCCCCGTATTTTTCGATTAGATACTCATGCGTACAGAAAAAATACTTCTCTCTTGTCTCAAAGAACCTGTATAAGGAGCTTTTATTTCTATTAGAGTATGCTCTTCTAGATAAAAATTGCATTGCGGCATCGGGTCTTAATGATGGAATGACTAAAGTTTGCTCTCCATCTGTTTCTTCTATCTCTATACGCTTCTTACTATTAGAATAATATTCATCAAAGATGGATTGAGCCATATCTGATATCTTTTGTTTACCAAATGATCTTTTAATTTCTTTTGTATCTGAATTTAACTTATCTATTGTAGTGAAATCAATTTT